GAACGCGGACATCCTGAAGAGGAGGATCGGCTGGTAAAAAGCCGCCGCGTTTTTGAACAAGAAGAGGAGGAAGTTCCTTTGTCACGTAGAGATATGAAAAATCTCCGTGCTTGGAATCAACAGACTTGGGCTAATGATATTGAGGAGGAGGAAGAACGCGAGGCAGAGATTGCTCGTGTGAGAGGTCCCTCGTGGATTAAGGAAGGAAAAGCAGTAAATAAGCGACTTGAACAGTTGAAATTGAAGCACTTCCCTGTTTGTCGGAGTTCTAGGCAAGTCGCTAACACTAATCGTGCTGTGCGGCTTGCTCGTACCAAGGAGTATACATATTTCCCCTGTGATGTGAGAAAAATGAAGAATATTGAGCAAGAGCAAAAGAAACGGATGTCTAAGGAGTCTTTGTTGGGTAAATCCAAATTGACTTGGGCCCGTATATCGACCAATGTTTATAAATATTTCCAGAATGGAGAGTTTAGTTCAACTGCAGCTGTGTTTTGTGATAAGGTTCACGTACCCCTGCATGGTCATATTGAGAATGCTACACGTAAAATCGTGAATGCTCACGCCTCAGCAGAAATTAAAGGTGAGTTATTCCCTACTTCTGAAGATGGAGGAGTTTTTCTAACGCATGCCACTGTTAAAGCTGGTAAGTTGACGTTTAGACCTCCAAAGAATGAGGCTGTTATGTTGGTGAGTTATACAAGTGCTGAACAGATTGAACCCGAATTGGCGGTTGGTTTTGCGAGTGCGGATGGTTTGGCCACTTACCCTTCTATTGAGGGAGATTGTGGAGGTCTTGTTGTTGCAGTAAGTGATGGAGCTGTGGTGGGGACTCATATAGCAGGTGGTTTGGAAGTAAACCGCTTTGAGCCCATTACTGAGGATCGAGTTAAGAGGTGGAAAGCCAACTCGGCCCAGTTGGATAGCATGCTTTTTCAGTAGCTCCCCCACTTCCCTCCGAGCTTTTAGAAGCCGGAGAGGAATGGTGGGGGAAGTATCCTGGAACTTTTGGAGAAGGTTTCTGGAATACTGTGCGTCCAACAGTTCTCCATGAGAAATATTTGAGTGATGATTATTTTCCTTGCTTGGGTTCGGTGCCGAAAAAATTTACAGGCAAAAACCGACGAAGCTTGGATATTAACATCGCCCGCTTTGAGAATGATTCTGATAAGTCAGTTGATCGTTCAGCGTGGGGCCTCCCTGTACCTAATGTGGAGGCCGCCTATATTTCGCTGGCTAAGTATGCTAAGGATATTCCTGCCTTGGATACTCAGCAAACAGAAGCCTTAAATGTTGCTATGCAATGGTGTGAGCGACATTTTGGCCCTTATATGCAAAACTCTAGGGTAAAAACTCAGGAGGAAGTGGTGACGAATTTAGATTTGTCAACTTCTCCTGGCTTTCCCTGGACAAGGAAATATGCCAAGAAACGGGCCATGTTTGATAACTGGGAGGGTTATTCCCAGTACATGGCGGATGATTGGGAGCGTCTACGTGATCGGAAGTACGTAGCCGTGTTTGGAAATTCCTTAAAAGAGGAAATTCGACCCAGGGTGAAGATAGATGCG